TAAACGGATCTCTCCGACAATATAGTACTTACCTGTTGAGAACAAAAGTCTTTGCTTAGTAGCGGATTGCGTAGGAAAAGCCCCACAATAGGCAAAGCAATGATCACCGAGTGTAACCAGCCCCTTATTAGGAGCCAGAAAGGTTGCTATATTTTTCTTAGCCATTCGACGGATTATTCAAAATACAAAGTAACACTAAGGCTTGAAGCCGTTGGTGTGCCGCTTGTAAATTGAAAAGCAACCTGTAAATCTATATTATTGACACCTACCACACTGAAGTTGGTAGGAATCATATTGAATTGAGGCGTACCACCAGCGTCTGCGACATCTCCGCAAGATCCTGCTAAGGTCAGGTTCTGTTCTGACATATTAGATCCTAATAGACGTCCCGCCAGAACTACGCCTTTTGTATCTGGCGCATCCATAGATACGTCGATTCTGGAAATTCTCTGCGAATTTTGGGGCGTTTGTATATTCCCCAGCGAAGAACTAGACATATTATCCGTAAGCGAAAAATACGTCTTATCTGTAGGCGTGCTGTCGTAGGTTCGGGTGATCGTTGTTACTGACATTTTGTTTATCTCCTTATACTGTTAGGCTAAATACATTTTTAATTCCGCCAATCTTACGGACTTTAAGGGCCTTAGCCGCACCCTTTGCTAGAACGGTGCCGATGGCCACCTTAGCAACATAATTTTGCACTGACTTATTTCGAATGTTTCCTGCTAAGTCTTTCAATGAACTTTCCCAAGCTCCAATACGTGCCTCCGCAATAGGATTACCTGAGCCTCCGCCGGCGGTTGTCAACAATGCGCTTCCGATTAGGACGGCGCTTGCTGTATCTACTATATTTAAATCAAAATTCTTTCTTCTTGCCATTCTTTTACCCCGAGTCTTGGTGTATGCCCGTCTTGCTGTTTTTCTTACTTGTCCTTTTCGTGTAGAACGAGTACGAGCTTTCGACGCTTTGTAGGACCTTTCAGAAATCATCTTGCCGTTACGAAAATACATCGTACGACCTTTTGCTCCCTTTCTAGTATACAGACCAACGGGCACATCCGAGTCACATATCAATCCCTACTTAACCTTAACATAAGAACAGTTATGACAATCAGTATATTGATTGTTGTTACTGCTGTCACATTTAGGACAGATCCACTTCTCTGTCTGACTCCTGATCTTACGCAACGCAAGATTAACAATATATGATACTTTCCTATTCTTCTTTTGGGCGTGCTGTTCTAACCAGTTATAGACATCTATGTCAATCGTGAAGGTCTTTCCTATCTTACCCATTGATACCACCTATTAATTTTATTTTGCAATCTGGACAAAAAGCCCACCCATCAATCTGAAATTCGTTTTCTAATGGCTTCATAGTAGGACTTACTCGGATTTTCCCACCACACAGTTCACAATATATCATAGGTTTACCCTCTCTACCCATACTTGACAACAATCAGGGCAATACATGAAAGGGTCTCCTACAACATCCCTAACATAGTGAAGCTTCTTGTTGCACTTCTCACAGATCATAAATCCACCTCTTCTTCAAATAATGCCCCTAGTCCCTTATGATCTTTCTTTACAAGTTCGATGTGACTAAACTTTTTTACAGGGGTATGGTTGCATTCGATAAATGCTTGTTTTATGCTAACATCCGTTCTTTTATGACAATCGCATTGCCATTCTAAAGTCGAATGTTCTATTGTTTTTAGATCTATATTCATTGTCTCACCAATACTCACCAAGAGAGGAACCCCTATATAATATTATTATTATTAAGAAAGAAAGAAAAGAAAAGAAAAGAAGAATGGTTTCTAGAAAGCGTCGTACCTAGTAAAAAGGCTAATTATTTTATTATTTTGTCTGTTTATTTCTGCTTATTGGGTGCTTATTTCTGCAATCCCATGCCTATATCGTGCTTTTGAGTGCTTTTACTCTGCTTATTAGATGCTTCACTAATCATAGGTAAGATTTTAGAAGCCAACGCTTGCATATACCACGGAGAACCTGAAAGTTCTTGAGTCATATTATGCATAAGAGAAAGTTGCGAACCCTCGTCAGAACCTTTCAGTTCTTTAGCGGCGGCGCCCATTGCACCAGCCCAAAACTTTTGAAAACTCTCTCTAGCTTGTGGCAACATAAATTCCTCAAAATCGATTAACATCTGTTCTCTAATTTTTTTTGTAATCACATCTAAAGACATTTCTAATGTTTGGTCAGATTCGGAACTTTTCAACCAATCCTCGATTCTGATCTGCGTCATTTTAGGAATGTGCCACGTATAAATTCCCAAATAGATAAAAAAGGAAACTAGCCAGATAATCGCAAAAGTTAAATCAGTCATGCAAGACCTTTACCGCCGAAAGGAGGACGCTTTTTTTTTGGTAAATCTAATCCCGTTAGCCATCCCCACGCCTTGCTTACTATATCTTCAACTACGTCGGGTTCTTCCTCATAAATCCCCTCTTTTTTAACAAAATCTTTTACAATATCCCAAGCATTTCTTAGATCCTCAGTGAATCCACTTTCTAATATATCTATTGAAGTATTATAAAAGGAACCTAAAACAATCCCCGACGGAAGGTTAAGATCCACGGTAGGTATCACTTCAGTAATTGCAAAGAATTTCGAAAGAAGGTCAGCTTTTTTATCAAACTTACTGAATATAATCCAAGCGGTAGCCAATACAACAGGCGCTAGTATAGGGGTTAGTACTCGAGCTAGTGCTAACCAATCCAATTTATTAATATCTAATTCGATTTTGCTCATATTAGACCCGATAACCTGTTAAGATACACGAAATACCCCCATTATTAGCGCTCTCAGTGGCTTGAACTTTAACCGTGCTGTTAGGTGGTATGATAAATTCATACATCTTAGGTTGCTGTCCGATATTGGCGTTAGCTACGACCAGTTTTTCAACGAATAAGGCTTGTGAATCCACATTGATTGTATAGCTCAAAACTTCACCAGCTGAGATCCCGCTCCAATCGATCCCTAAAGTTACCCTAGTTAGATAAAATGCTGACGGGTTCGTATAATCCAGTAGGGTGACAGCGGAAGAGGTGAGACCATAACTTCCACTCCACCCGTAAATCTTACCGTCCTTTGCTCTGGAAACGGACTTAGAAGGGCCTAATGTCATGAATCATATACTCGACCAGTGAGACTAATAGTTCCGTATATGGCGGCTTCATCGTCATTTGCGTCTTGAAGGACTTCAACTTCAGTATTGGGAGGAATCACAATCGGTACAACATCTGCGCTTGGCATGTCCTCTTCCGCCGCCGCCGTTTTAGAAAGTAGAACTATAGATCCATTAAATTTAACGGTCATAGTGGCTATGCGTCCATTCGATGCGGTGGCCGTGTCTATCATACCAGCTAAACGGATCTCTCCGACAATATAGTACTTACCTGTTGAGAACAAAAGTCTTTGCTTAGTAGCGGATTGCGTAGGAAAAGCCCCACAATAGGCAAAGCAATGATCACCGAGTGTAACCAGCCC